GGAGACCAAGTTTCGTCAAGCTGGAATCCTGATGGAGCATCTATAACTTCTAAATCTGATTCATTTACTACAGGATCCCCTATAGAGACCTTTGCTGGGGTCTTGCTGTATCCATCTTTTGTTCTCATTGAAGGAAGGATTGCTTTAACACCTTCGGCAGAGCCTGTTGGAACACGAACAAGCTTCCCATCTGGAAGCTCCATATCAAAGTATTCGCCATCGATACTTTGAGATACTGCTACACCAGTAAGACTTTGAACTAGACCGTTTGCTGCACGCTTAATAAGTGCACGAAGTCCTCCACCCATCTCAGCAAAGCGACCTTTACGGTCACGACGCTGCTTTAAGGCACGCATTCTTCGAGCTAAAGTAGAGTTTCCATCTCCAAGAGCTGCAACAAGAGCGTATTGAGGAACCATACCTTGAGGCATTGTTGAAAGTCGAGTAAGTGCATACTCATATTCAACAGATGCTGGATGAGAAGTGAATGCTGATAAAAGAAGCTCTTTAACTACTTCGTCTTTAATATCAGGATCATCGTTAATCCAACGAGCACGGTGTTGCATCAATGATGCAAGAGTCATATCGTTATTGCGAGTTGAACGCGGATGTGCGATTGGTAGAAGGTCTGTGTTTTCTACGCTTGCAGTTAGAGCCTTATTAATTTGAGCAAGAGTGATGTAGTGAGATAATTCAGTAAGAGCCTTGTGCTTACGAATAGAAAATGCATCTGATTCGTTTTTAGCAAGAGAACGAGATACAACCGTAAGAGCAGCGCTCTTCGTAACAATACGAGTACCAGAGAACTCGGTGTTGGCTTTTTCAACAATCTCTAAAGCTGCAGCATTAATCTTCTGCGTCTGTTCTTCGATAGAAGAAAGACGAAGGGCTGGCTTCTTTGGGTAGTTGGTGCTCACTATTGGACTACCTCTCGTGTTGGAAGAAGATCTGCGTCAAGACTGTCATATGTCATGCTTGCAAGTAATGAAACTCTTTTAAATGGGTTGTCATTGTTACGAATTGCACGAAGCCAGCTAGCTCTAAATGCTTGCTCTGCGTCGTAACCTAAGCCAGAGAATTCTGTCATAGAAAAAATAGTTTCTTCAGGAGAATCATATTCTGATTCTTCTTTAAGTTCTGTAATAAGTTGTGCTTCTGCATATGCAGTTGCTAATAGAAGTTCCATATCTTCTTCATCACGAAGTGGAACTGTTGAGACATCAACAACTCCCTCTGGAATAACAGCAAATCGGCACTTACCTTCTGCTTCAATCTCAAGTGAAATGATTTGGCACTCTGTTCCTTGGAAGAAGACACAGTTTGAACACTTAACGCCAATATCTTTTTTATCGTTGTCGTATGCAGGTGTGTAGCCAGCCCATACGCCATCGCCATCTTGGTCAAACTTTCCATACTTGCTTGTAACCCAAACGAGTGCTTCTGCAAGAGCTTGCTCTTCTGGAATCAAACCAGATGCAGTCATTGCTGATGCTGACTTCTTTGTGCTCTTTGGGTGTGAAGCTGGAAGTAAATCGTTATCTTGTTTATACGCAGCAGATGAAGGCTTTCCAGACTTAAGAAGACGCAAGAATGCGTTAACGCGGCCCATTGCCCACTGATTGCGAGTCATACCGGGGCGGTGCGAGACTGAAAAAGCTCCAGCACCACGACGGTAGACGGCCTTGAGCATTGACAGAGACGCTTTACGACCCTTTGGTGCAGTTTCATTATGTTCTGCAACCTTGTTCTTTAGTGTTGTTTCTGTTTTTGCGTCAAAATTAATTTTCTTTGAACCAGATGCAGAGCCCTTAAAGTTTTTATCTGAGCCTTTAATCTGGTCTTTCTTTGGAGCAGGTGTTTGAGAAATTGTTTTCTTACCAGCTGCTGTTACTGGACCGCCAGCAACCCAAGCACGACAAGTACGAGCTGATGCACACTTGAAATCAAATGCTTCGCAGTAGCCAAGTTCGCCAGCTTCGTTAATAGAATCAAACTCATCTGCGTTTTCTGTCAAACCACCTTCGATACAAGAAAGCATCTCTGGAGTTTGAATAAATACAGCGCAATTACCACAACGTTGCTGCTTAGCAGTTTCTACATCTACGCCCCACTCAGAGCCAAGTGCAGTCCAATACTCTTCGTTTGGTTCTGCAGGATTAAGAGGTCCATACATTGCTGTATCAATTGCATTCTTGCGATTCTTAAGGTTAAGAGCAATGTCTTGTGTTGCTGGAGGGCAAGTTTCTTCAGCCATTACTGCCCTGCCTCTGGAGTTGTAGCTGGAGTTTCGGCTGGTGGCTCTGCAGGAGTTTCTGCGGGAGCTCCACCGTCAAGAATTTGTTGTAACTCTGGAGTCATAGGGGCAACAGATGACGCTTGTGCAGCAGCTTTAACTGCTTGCATCATTTCAGGAGCAACAGTGTTAAGCATTGCTTCTGTAAGTTCAGGAGTCATTGCACCCTTTTCGGTCATCATACGAAGAGCCAACTCGTTTGGAGTAGGTGCATCTTGGTCTGAGAAGCCGTGAGCACGACGCCATGTATCACCAGAGACAGCCATACGGTCATAACCAGCATCTGCATCTGCAGCACGGTCATTGCGTGTTGAAACTGCTGATGGGTCATACCAAACAACAATCTTGTTTACTTCAGCTTCTGGGTAACCATTAGCAATGAGGTATGGACGCAAATAAACAACTGTGAGTGCATCACAGATAAGAAGCATCATTGGCTCGATGTGTGCCTTGTAAAGTGCTTCATCAATTTGAAGTGCGTTTGAATATTTAACGTTTGCGAGTCCTGTTACAACATCCTTAGGAACATCTAGTCCTTGAAGGATTCGTTCTAGAACACGGTCAGAACGCTCTGCAAGTGCAGGGTCGAATGAACGCTCAAACTTGAACTGCTTAATCTTGTCGCCAAGTTCTGCAGGACCACGAATGATAAGAGGAACAACTGCGCTCGCTGATTCTTCATCGCGAATCGGAGTTGTCATCGCATCAATTAATTGTTCTTCGAATTCGTCTTCTGCTTCTTCGGCAGTAAAGCCTGCGCCGATACCATCCTCAGAATCGTATGGGTAGTCTGGGTCCGCCTGCGCCGCAACCGAGAGACCGTCTGGGAGATAAAGAGCGCCAGCATTGAGGCGAGAACGAGCAGTCGCACGGAATGTCCTATTCAGTAGTAAGAGTTCTGCACAAAGATCAAGTAGTGAACGAAGTGATGAATCTGCTTCATCAGAGAAACGTGGATGTGAACGCCAGATGCGTCCTACAAATGCTTTGTTACCAAGTCGAGAAACACCAAACGCTGCACCTTGTCCAGCTGCTTGTTCTCTGCGACCAATAACACTGAAGCCACCCTTAGGGTCTGTAATTACTTCGTCAACAGAACGAATGTCCCAAGACTCAGGAAGACCACTTCCTGGACGAGCAGGCATCTGAACCAAATAGCATTCGCCTGAGACGGAAAGATTAAGAGCAGCATCTTTGAGTAAACCTGCTTGACCACCATATGCAGAGTTCAACCTTTCTAACGCACGTTCTGCTGCTGCTGAAAGATTTCCTTCAACAACACGAGATTCATTTACAGATACTGGAGCTTGTGACGGATCATCAACTGCTGCAGCATAAATTCTAATTCGTGAAACAACTGATGCAACTAAGTTGAATGCATATTTGATTTCACCGATAGCGTCGTAGTATTCCCAAGCTTCTGCTTGCCATGCTGATGAAGATGCATGACGACGAGTTTTAAATTGCTCGAATTCTGCTTTGTCATTTACCTTTACTTGAACAGCAGCAGCAGTAAGAGAACGAGGAATGTTATATGCAGCAGACATTGCTGGAGTTCCGCTAGTAAAAATATTAGAGAAGGAAGATGGAGTAGGTCTCTGCGGGATTTGCACTACTTGTGTTGATCGCTTTGTAGATGCGCGACGACGGGTTGGGCGCTTAGGAGCTTCAGCTGGCACTTCTTCAACTGGCTCTACTTTTTTGAATACGCTCACTTGAGATACCCTTCGTCAATTTGGTTACGGAGCATGAGATTATTTGTCCTCATACGCAGTTAACAGCCCTGCTACTGCAGACAGTGCGAACACTGTGGCTACAGCAATAGTTACTGATGTAATGATAGTAGATATTCCGAAGGCTGATGCCACCCAAATCGAGGTACACCACTCACAAGTGAACAGGTATCCGAACTTGGAGGTCTCTGGAGGGAACTTTTTCCATATCCAATTTCTTGGTGTGTTGAGAATCGTGTCTCTAGTGACAAGCCGTGTCACTCGGTAGGTCGCTAGACCTAAGACAATGAACTCCAAAAGACTCAACTAGGGTCCTCTCCTGAACTAATAAAGCTCCCATATGGGTTCCAACTACGCAATCTGGACCCACAACCGCAGTTGTCGTCCTTCATAAACGCAATAATCTTGCCTGAAACGGTCAAAATGTGAGTTAGCTTCTTGTCTTGCACCATTAACTCTACTTCCTCACGGAAAACAATTCTAGGCCCCTCAGGTGAATCTTCAGCAATCAATAAAGTGTTTTGAAGTACGACAGCCCGACACCTATCCAACTTCCTTGTCCCTTGTGGGGCATCTCCAGTGGTTTTTAACATGGTGATGTCGGAAAGGGAGCCCGGAGGAGCGAG